CGCTCTGAGCCAAGGCGCGGCCTTGCTGCGTGGCGAACTTGGTGATCTCGGCAACCGAGGATTTGGAATACTCGGTGTCGGACAGTGAAACCGTCACGATGCGGTGGGTGTCCACATTGATCGTGACTTTGTTCATCGTGCCGCCGTCGACTTCGTAGGAGTTGTCGAAGGTGGTCGCGGTGAGGTTGGCGATGAGCGGAACTTCGACGGACGCGCCACGACGGACAACTTCGTTGGAATACGAGGTTGTGAAGATGGAAAGCGGTTCGAGGTCTGCGGTGAAGGACTCAAGCGCGGCTTGCGCGATGAGCTTGTCGTTGAGGGAACTTGAGATAGTTGCCATAGAGTTTTTTGGGTTTAGGGGTTAGGAGTAAAAGGTTTTGAGGATGGCGGCTTTGTTCGCGCGGTAGAACGCGACGGCATCCGGGCCTTCCATCGCGGCGAATTTCTGCGCGGCGGTCAGCTCGGCTTCCACGGGCGCGGCGACCACGGGATCAATGCCGACGCTGGCGACAATGGCGGCGGCTTGGGCACCGGCGCTCTGGGCATCGGCTTTGAGCGCGTGGATCTCGTCATCCTTGGAGGCGACTTCGGCGGTGAGGCGCTCGACTTCGGCCTTGAGGGCTTCGAGAGATTTGGCCGTGTCTTCGGCGACTTGCGCGGCGAGGGCTTCGGCTTCGACTTTGGCGTTGAGCTCGATTTGCAGAGCGTCAACTTTGGCCTGGAGTTCGGCGTTCATGTTATCTTCCTCGGAGATGTCAACCGCGCCTTCGGTGACGGGGGCGTCGGTGACGCTGATGACTTCCTCGGCGGGAGCTTGGGGAGCGGGGGCTTGCATAGAGTTTTGAAAAGTGGCGAATCGCGCGCGGGCGGCTTCGGGGGTGATGGAGGCTGCGGCGGCGAGCGGTTCGTCGATCTCGTCCACAAAGCCGAGGCGGAGGGCTTCACCGGCATCGAGCCATGTTTCCTCATCCATCATTTTCTCGATGGACGCGCGGGGCTGGCCGCTTTTGCGGACGTAGGCGTTGACCAAGGTGGCTTTGAGTTTGTCGAGCACGTCGGCTTCTTTGCGGAGGTCGGCGGCGTCGCCCATGGTCATGCTCCAAGGGTTGTGAATCATGATGAGGGCGTTTTCGGCCATGCGAGTTTCCTCACCGGCCATGGCAATGACGCTGGCCATGCTGGCCGCAAGTCCATCAACGTGAACGGTTAAGCCGCCTTTGTGACGCTTGAGGGCGTTGTAGATGGCTGCGCCTTCGGTGACGCTTCCGCCGACGCTGTTGATGCGAAGGTCGATGTGCTGGCCTTTAAGTTTTTTGATGTCGGCGGCAAATTGCTTGGCGGTGACTCCGCCAAACCCGATCTCGTCGTAGATCGAAACCTCCACGCTTTCGGGGGCTTCGCGGTCATCGGTCGGTTGAATTGCATACCAGCGGGCGGAGTTCATTGGCTTTGCTGCGGTGTCAAAGTCTCGGCGGGTGTGGCCGGTGCGGGGTTCGGGTTGAAGGTGGCGATGCTGTCGGCGCTGATGCCAAACTCGGCGGCAAGGTCGGCAAGGTATTTGGCCTCGGCGGCGCGTTGGCGGAGGGCGTCTTTCCACTCGAGGCCGCGCTCGCTGTAATCTTCCGAGTAAGTGCGAAGCCCGGCGCGGACGTCGTTGAGGTTGGCCTGTGCTTCGCGTCCGTAATCGACGGAGGCGGCGGCGGGGCGCTGCCATTCGACACGCCACCAGTTGTCGTTTTGCGGGATGAGGCCGCGCTGCATCCCGAGCGTGATGACGTGCGCCCAAACGCGGGAGCAGAGACGGTCGATAAGCAGGGCTTGGCGCTGCTCGAAGGTGCGCTGGGCGCGGACGAGCACGGCACGGAGGGCGGCTCCCCCGGCGTCGGCAGGACGCGCGGCGAACTCCCACGGGATGCCGATGTTCAAGCAGACTTCGCGGAGAAGCATGTCGCAGAACTCGCGGAAATTTTGTGACGGGCGATTGCTGTTCCATGCCACGAGGTCTTCACCCATGCCGAGACGCGGGATGGCTCCCCCGGCGTTGCCGAGGGATTCCACGGTGACTTCGGAGTTGTCGTTGGCGTTGACGCTGGCGGTGGATTCGCCAAAGAAGTCTGCGCCTTGCGGGTTGCTCGACTTGATGGCAAGGGCAACGTAGGAGGAAATCTTGATCGCCATTTTCTCAAAGCTGATGGCGTCGGACACGTCGCGGAGGTGGTTGATCGAGGGGGCGAGCGGGGTGACGTAGCGGAGCTCGTCGCCTTGGCTGGCCTCGCCGACGTGGATGAGTTGCTGCGCGGGGATGTCTTCAAATCGCTGGGAGGGATCAACGCCGTCGCCGATGAGATGGCGGTAGGACACCGGGCGCATCTGTTGATTGACGATCACGCCGTCGATGATGATTGCGCCCATGGCGATCTCGCGGGCTTCGGGATTGCTCGGCTCGTAGATGGAACTGCGCGCATCGCCGATGCGATGGGCAAGGATGAGTTGCAGCGCGGGATAGCCGGTCGCTTGCGCGGTGGTGCGGAAGAACACCTCGCCGTCGCGGTCGATGGCAACGGAGGCGATGCGTTGCATTTCGCGCCATGTGTAACGGCCTTGGATATCGGCCACGCGTGACCATTGCTCGAAGAAAGCCTCGGCGGCGGCGTCCCATGCTTCGTCGCCCGAGCGCGCCTGCGGACGGATGCCGGAGCCGGTGACGTAGCGGGCTTTCTCAGTGATCAGACCGCGAACGAAGGGCATGTTGTTATACACCCAGCGCGAGAGTTTCATGAGCCGTTCGCGGTCGGCTCCGCTGACGTCGATGTGGGAATCAACGGCGGTGGCGTTGTAAGGGAAGCGGCGCTGGATCGAGGGGCGCGCGGCGTCGTAGCTTTGCGCCTTCGGGCTAAAGGCTTTGGTGACTAGTTTCCAGCGGTCGGCGAGGTTCATACGAGGGGGTAATTGAAGGCGACCACGGAGGTCTTCGACGTTTTGCGTGTCAGCCAAAGCTCGAGGTCGGCGGACGAAAGGTCTTTGATTTGCTTCCACGCATAGAACGCCAACTCGGCAACGGTGCCTGCGGTCTGGTCGGGCGGGAGCGTGTATGAGTAGGACTTTCCCCCCATCGAGGCGGAGACAAGGACGCGCCCTCCCTCTTTGGCTACGGTGAAGTTATTCGCGGCAATCGCCTCGAGCGCAGCAACGGTCTTTGTCGCGTCTTTGCTGTTGGCTACCCAGACTGAGAAAACAAAGGAGCGCGGCGTCATTGTGAACGCGCGGCGGTGTCAAACTTAGGCGGGGGTGTCCTCGAGCTTGGGCTTGATGATGTTGCCGTATTCGGCGAGGGCCAGAATCATGAGCTCGCAATCAAGCATGTGGTTAGGACGGCGACCGATTTGCTTCCAGATGTAGTTTTCGCGTCCGGTTAGCGCGGAGCGTTTGACCACTTTGCGGTGGGCGTCGAGGTGAGCTTTGTATTCTTCGGAGGCATCGGAGGCGATTGACCATGCGGGGCCGCGCCCGCCTCGCAACCATTCCAGAACGTCTTGCGCGGCGGGCGAGGAAAAGAGCATGAGGAACCATCCGCGCCGGTAGGGCTTGAGCACGCTGATGGCTTTGCGAAGGGTTTGCCCGACCTTCACGCCGTAGCCGTCGGCGCGGTCTTCGCCTTTGGCGGGGATGTAGCGGTTGCGGATGCAGACATCGAGCACTTCGTCGGTGCGAAAGCCGGAGTCCACCACGACCAACCGCGCCATCGTGCCGCCGATGTTGCGGGGCTTGTCGAGGCCGAGCTCTTGCACTTTGAATTCCAAGTCCGCCCATGTAGTCAACTGGCCTTCGTCGATGAGTTTGCTACTGCCGTCTTTGGCGAAGGATCGGCAGACGAAATAAAGGCAGGACTGCTGCACGTCCACGGCCATGATGCGGGCAGTGTCTTCTTCGATGGGGTCGCGGAGCTTGTATTCGCCGATGGTGAGCGGGCGGCTTTCGTCGGTCATGGCGTCTTCCCACGGCTCGGCGAGGATGCTGTTGACGAAATCTTGCAGGCCCATGAGGGATTGCTTGTCTTGCAGGAATTTGACGGCGAGGGCGCCAAAGCTACGGCGGACGGAGTAGAGCGCGGACAGGTGATAGCTGCGGTGGCCGGGCAGGGCGTTGGCGTTTTCGGCTCGCCACTCCCCTCCCCGTAGCATCTTGGTCTTGAGTGCGTCGGTGATGTGGCCGTTGCAATGCGGACACTCGAGGCGGGCGGTTTCGCGGACGCGTTTCAAGTCCCATTGATTCTGGTCAATGCGGGCAGCGTCGTCCCATTTCATCATGGGCCACGATAGGAGCGTCATCTCGCCGCAATGCGGACACGGCAACCAGAATCGGCGTTGGTCGCCTTCGAGCCATGCTTTCCAGATTGAGCCTTCCTGAGTGGTCGGCGTGCTGGTCATGACGATCAGGTGCATCGGAAAGGACGCGACACGCTGCACGGCCAACTGCACGGCGGCAGCTTCCTGCTTGGTCTTTGTTTTGTATTTGTCCACCTCGTCGAGACAGAGGAGCGAAATGGAACGACCGGCCAAGTTACCGGGGCTGTTACTGCCGATGAACCACAGGTGCATCCGCGCAAAGGCTTGATCGAGGTTTTTAAATTTGTCTTTGTTGCGGGGCAACTGAGCGCGCAACACCTCGTTGTCGTCGATCATGACTTGCCAGCGAGACTCACTGAATGATTGCGCGTTTGTTTGCGTATCGAGCACCCACAGCGCGGGGGCCGGTGCGCGAACGAGGCGGTAAGCCATGCCGACTTGGATTGCCGTGCTTTTCGCCACCTGTGCCCCGCAGAGTAGCGCCATCGAGCGCACGCCACTGGCCGGATGGAATGCGTCGAGCCATTCTCGCATATAGGGATAACTCCGCACGCGAAACGGACCCGGCGACGATGTGAAGCGGGAGCTAAAGGAGATGTTTGACTCAGCCCATTCGGTGACGCTTTGCCGAGGATGGGGAACCCATTGGCTGCGCCACATGGCCAGCGCCTTCTCGCGGCTGTTAGGAATCCACTCGCAGCGCATGGCCGGTATTGCTCAAGGTTGAAAAGACTTGTTCGAGGTAGTCGGCGACGGCATCGCGGGCCAGTTCAGGATCATGAGGGTTGGCAGCTTGGGCGATAGCGCCAGGCATGGCTTCCAATAGGGCGCGAAGTTTTCCGACCTCCTCGGCGATCACCGACTGCACCTGATCGCGGTGCATAAGATTTTGCGCCTCCTGCTCTGATCGAACAAGATCACGCTTCCTAGTCTCGTGGGCTTCCTCGGCATCTTTGACCGTTCGGCTGGCCGCGCTGCGCTCTTGGATTGTCGATGCGTTCTCAAAGTCTTTGACGGCGATCCGCCGCAACCGATCTGTCACGGCCAACTCGTCGGGTAACTCTGGCAATGCCGACAGCCCAACCGGCTCGACCTTTAAGGTTTGACCGGGGGCTGTCTTGCTTCGCTTGGCGCTCTGGTTTATCCTCCGCCATTCCATCGCGGCCTCGACGCTGGTCAGAGGCATCCCGCGCTTTACAGCTTTGGCAACGGCTGGCTGGCTGATGCCGAGCGCCTTGGCGATCTGGCCTTGCGATAACCCTTGGGACATAACCCATAACCATTGTCAAAGGTTATAGGCTCGCAGGTATTCTTCGAAGTTGATCGGGCACT